CCCATTGACAATCAAAGGCTCAGCATCGATCAAAGTCCAGTCTGTTAGTGATCTTAGGCCCCGCCATATATCAACACGTGATTTCTGATAGTCAGGGTGAACCGACGCGGCTTGTAGAGTGGGGGTTAGAGCACCAGTGACGCGACATGTTACAGCGGGAGCGTCAATACCCTCTTGAACGGCCTCGGCGTCCATTATAAGGCCCCACGCCGTGTCGTCGCCACCTAAAAATGTCTTGCCCCCAAAAACTACAGACCCTGGCGAAGTCATGAGCCTCATATTACCTGTCGGCCAAATGATTTCGATGAGCCAAACCTCGGACTGAAAAGCCTCAGCCAATCCATTGTCAAGAGCGACCGATGTCATGCCGGCTCCTTAATCCGGAATGTCATACCATCCTGAACGCCGCGCGATTGAATCTCCTCTAAAACGGCGTCCGCGTTCTCAATAAAGCCCTGTAATGTCACAGAGTTGTAAGAAATCACATCGCCAGTCGAGAAGCTGACGCGCGGGGTTGCGGCCATTGTAAATATGTTGCCGCTTAAGGGGCCAGTGGTTGGCACGAGATAGGGCCTACCAGCTCGCACGATAGAGACCCGCTTACCATCCGCCCATGTGCCTGACCAGCCTGTCATCGTGACATTAAGGCCAGACACACTAGCAACCGTCAAGGCGCCGCCCGTGAAGCCCGTCGCCTGATCCGGTACACGCACCACAACCTCGTTATTACGTGCAAGCGCCAGCTCCCCCGCTAGCTTAAGGCTCTCTGCGCGCGACATAGCCCCAACCATTATTTCAATGCCGTGCAACGGGGGAACGCCAAGGCGAACCGAGGCTCCTGATATGCCTGTTAGGGTTTTCATTGGCGGGTGCTGAAACACTTTAAAAGTGGAGAACCGCGCTGGAATTGATAGGACAAAGGCTGGCATTTACCAAATCCTGTTGCGATTAGCTCGCCCCATGTCAACGGGTACTTGCGCGCGAGATGCTTGGAATGATTGCACCGCGGCTCCAGAAGACAGCTTAAGCGTGCGGCTATCAAGCAGCTCGTTGCCGAGGTAGTTATTGAGCGTCATAGTCTGCGCGCCACCACCGCCGCCAAGCGACGGGGTCTTAAAGGATGGCGTTTTGCCCCCCGAAAACACCGAAGCAATAGCCGAAATAGCGCCTAAAATACCCCCGCCCTTTGTGCCCGCACCAAAAACTTTTGGAAATGCCGTGGCCGCGATTTGCGCGATCTGTTCAACAGCGCCGGCCACCGCGCTTTGCTTGCTATTGATGCCAAGCACGAGACCCTCGCCGATCATCTCGCCGAAATAACGGAACACTCTTGAAGGCGAGCGAACCTCGATATCTTTTGATTGAGAAAATGCTTTTGAAACAGCGGCACCCAAGTTTCTTGCGGCTTGAACTGCCCTTTGAATACCAGCGTTAATCCCTCCGACAAGGCCATCAATCATTTGCCCGCCGATCTTAAAAAACGCTGAAGTGCTGTTACTCAAAACGTTAAAAATCTTTTCAAGGCCCGTGATGACGGTGGCCATGCCAATCGTAGCCCATTGCGCCATGGCAAAGCTGGCCTTATCAATTGAGAGCTTAGCCTCAGCGGTCTTTTTAATCAGGTCCTCATCCATGACAAGGCCAAGCTCTTGCATGCGCGCGCGCTGTTGCTGCATGGCAGCCGATCCAGCTCCAAGAACCTCGACCATGTCCTTGCCAGCCGATTTTCCAAACAACTCCATGGATAGGCGCGCACGTTCGGCAGGGTCTTTCACATTCTCGATAGCCTTTGTGATCGCGTAAAACGTTTCCTCGGTCCCCTTGATCTGCCCCGAAGTAATTTGGCTATCAATGCCCAATTGCTTGAACGCGTCAGCGGCGGGGCCTTTCCCCGACATCGTAAACTCGCCGAGGCGCTGGTTTAGCTGATCCAGAGCATTCGTCATCAATTCAGGCGAGCCGCCCGCCGCAACAAAGACGCCTTGCAGCTCCTGCACTGCGGTTGTGGTAACCCCAAGCCGCTGAGCTAAGTCGCCAATATCGTCAGCGGTTTCCAGCGTTTTCTGGGCAAAGTCGCCAAGCGCCTGGACCCCTTCCATGGCAAATCCCGCTACAAATCCGCCAATCGCGCCTGTGACTAAAGTTGAGAGTTTACCGCCTGTCTTTTCGGCCTCATTGCCAACCCCGTCCATTTTATCTTTAAGGCGCGCAAGGCCTTGGTTGTATTGATCTGCGTTTATAAGTCCGCGACGAAAGGCTGCGTCCAAAACGTCAGTCGCTTCACTTGCTTGCCGAGTAGCACGCTCTAACTTCGTCTCCAACGACTCAGCGAGGCCAGCGACTTTTCGAGAGAGCTTGTCAGTATCTAAGTTGTCAAATGCGTTTGAGGCATTTCTTACAGCCGACTCCAAGCCGTCTAGATCACCGTTTATCTGAACCGTAAGCCGCTCTAGAACGCCATCACTGATCATCTTCTAGCGCCTTTCTTTTGGCATCGACCGCCGCCCATTGTGCGAAAAGGTCTTCCATGTCTTTTTTCGTCATGTTCGGATAAGGTTTATGGCCCTCAGATAACAGTAGCCACTCTTTCATGCGTAGCGACCAAAACTCGACAGGGCTAAGGCCAACCTCCTTTACTCCGAGGTAGAACCACCTTGCCCATGGGGTAGGGACGGGCGCGAGGCTGCCTTACTAGGCGAGTCCTCCTTATCAACGGGGAACAGCTCTTGGATTGCCGCGCCAATGTCAGCCACATCGAAGCGAACAAGGCGAAAGTCTGCCAATGTGGTAGGTTGTTCGAATTGCACCAAGCAATAAACTAGCTTTAAAAGGTCGTTCATCGATGGATGCAACGTGTTTCCGTCTTCGTCTTTGGACGTTTTGAATTTAGCGAGCGCGTCCACATAGGAGCGCACACCGAACTCGGTCTCAAGCTGGGCAAGCGCGCCCATGGTTAAGGCCAGAACAAAGGTTTGATCCTTGTCCCTGCCACCTTTTAGAATTACATCGCCGCGAGCGTTCATTGTGTGACCTTAAATCGTGGTGAAGGCGATTGCGCCATTGCTTTGTGCGCTCATTGAGTAAGAAACAGCATCGCTATGATCAGCGGAAAACTCAGCCGATGTAATCTTGAACAGGCCTTCAAAGGTGCCCATGGTCGGAATGAAGAGCTGGAACTTGACCTCGGCGCTTGCCGAGTTAACGATTGCCAAGAGGCGATCATTTGCCGCGCCGTCTTTTAGCACGCCGTCGCCACTGAAATCAATCGACTTCAAGGCAAGAGCACCCGTCAAAAACTCACGCCAGCGGCCAGTCGAGTCCGAGTTGGTCGTCTCGATAGGCTCGTTATTGATCGTGAAACTCTTCGTGCGAAGCCCGCCCAATTCGATATAGGTGTTAGCGGTCGCGGTTTCGATACGAAGCGCCATGAGCGCGCCTGCTACTGCACCTGCTGACATTGGTTATAGCCTCTCCAGTTTGGCGCGATATCGACAGATAACGCGCCGTGTTTTGCCGTCAGGGTCGCGAATATGACCCCTGTCACGCTCATAGTTAAGCACAGCGCGGTGTCCCGTGGATTGCGGCAACACCACGCGATTGAGCCTAGAATAGGCCTCCTCGGCTATCGTATCGGCCTCAAGCCACCCGTCTTGCTGCGACCAAATGTTTAAGGTGAGCGATACCTCGGTGTCGCCTTCGCCTTCCGCCGTGCCGGATTGGTCTAGCGCCTCGCCACCATCGAACGAAATGAACGGATAGGCCGCGCGATCTGGCACAAAGTCATAGATGCGCCCGCCTACAACAGGAGTCGCGGCGGCCAGCGCGTCATAAACCATCTTTTGGAATGCTAGTGCTGCGCCTGCCATTATGCCGCCCTCGCCAATGTGGCCTTGAATATCGCCAAGCCCCTGTCTGCGGTTTCATCTAGGGCTGGCACCAAGAATGGACGCGGCTTGATATGGCGCGTTCCCAATTCCAAATGCACGGCGTAGGCGGCACCCGCAAACACATCAGCAATCAAGGAACTTGCCTCCACATTCCAACTGATAGAGCCTGCAAGATTACCCGTGTCCGTCGCTGGCGCTTGCCCGGGGGCCGAGGCTTGGTGCGTTACCGTACCTTTGACATAGGTCCGGCCAGTCTTAGGTCCCTTCTGCACGGCCTTGACCGCATGATTTCGAACCAGCATCGCCCACGCCTCTAGGCCTGCAGCGGTCGCGGTCTCATATTTTTTCGCCTTACGGACAAGGGCCTGCTCTAGTTTGCGTCCCCCGATCACACGCGCACGAACCGCACTCACGCTTCACCCGCCTGCACGACACGCGCGCGAACCTCAATAAATCTCTTTGGCCCAGATAAGGCGCTAACAGCTTCAATATCGTGCAACGCGCCGCGCCATGTTAGACGGTCGCCTTGCCGCATGTCAGGCCCATGGCGAAACTCAAACAAGACAGCCTCTTGCTCGCGAAGGCCGTCAGCAAAAAACACCGCGCTCCCAGTTACGGGCTTGGCCTCCCCAAAATAGGTGCCAATGTTTGTCCAAGTTTTCACCCAACCCCCAAAGCCGTCAGCAGTCTGCACCTTGCGGCTTAGCGTGATCCTATCTCGAAGCTGGCCAGTCCTGCTCATGCCAAGCGCCTTGCCATGTAGGGCGACAAGAGCTGGTTGACGCCGAGCGATACCTCAGACGAGATCGTGCCGACGACGATAGCCTCGCGGTTTTCGTACCAATGCGCGACCAGCATCAAAACGGCTTGGCGCATTCCGTCTGGGATATCAGCTTCACCCGCCGTGTATGCAATGAGGAGAGTCTCACCAGTTGCAACGCTGAAAGACTTTGACAAAGGGATCACCTTGGCAGGTCGCTCTGTTAGGTCAATGTCAAAATCTGAGGCAACGTTTTGGGTTGTCGCACCAATGACCTCTATCGCCGTGATAGCAGTGACAGGCCACAAAGGCAACCTGATAATCTCTGGAATCTTTTTTATGAGTTTTGTATACATTTGCGAGGTTGTGACCCAACCGGTGATTTGCTCGACGTGATTCACGGCTGCGTTGATCAATTGCGCGATAAGGGCGTCGTCATCATTGATATCGACGCGACAATGCAGTTTAGCCTCTGAAAGTGTTATTGCCACCACGAACCCCTAAAAGAAAAAGGGGCAGGCGATGAAGCCCGCCCCCTTGGCTTGGTATGTGTGAGCCGCTTAGACTGCGACCTGAAGCGCCTTCACGGCTTCGTGCTTCTTGGTTATGCCAGACACCCGCTTGCGAGCCATGAAGATAACGTAGCCAGTGGTGCGGAACGGGTTGCGAGTCACGCTCATGCCGACGCGGTCAACAATGATGTAAGCTGAACGCATGTCGCCAAACAAGATCGGGCGAGCGTTTGCCGCGATACCTGCCAAGCCGTCGTCGGTGTAGACGGGGAATCCCAACAAGGTCGAAGGAGCAACGCCACCCAAACCGTTAGACTGAGACGCACGCCAGATATAGTTGCCCGTGGTGTCCTTCACGTTCATGTGAGCCGCCATGGTGGTGCGGTTCATCATAAAGGCAGCATTTGGCAAATACTGTGGCTTCAGGACGTTGATCAAGCTCACGATCTGATCGTATGGGTTAGCCGACAAAGCGGCGGCAACACCGGTACGAATCTGGCCAATCGTGCCAGCGGTAACGTCTGCGGTCAGGTCTGCGGTGTGGCTGGTGAAGGTTTCCGCCATGATGCCGCGTGGCTGGTTAGTGCCCGTGCCGTTGATGTAGACCGCGCCTTCTTGGAAGGCGAACAGGTCTGCGATTTCATCGGCCATGAACTGCTCGACATTGATCACCGCGTCTTCAATAAACCAGTTAGACACGCGAGGTTCTGCATAGAGTTCGCCGCCGACTGGTTTGATTTCACGGAAGTCAGGGGTCGTGGTTGCAGGGCGTGCAGTCGTTTCACCGACCCAGCCAGAAGTCGCGCCAAGGTCATTCACTGGGATGCGAATGTCAGAGGTTCCGGACTGGATCACGGTCGCCAGCTGACGCATTGGCGAGACAACTCGCAATGCACGCTCGACAGCCAAGACGATGGCAGGGGAGGCCAAGAAGCCACCAGCTGCACCCGTACCGATCAAGCCGTCAGTCGCACGTTGCTGCAACAGCGCCTTGTCTTCTGGGCTGATTGCATCGCCTTGACGCACCCAACGACCGAACGCCTCAGTATAGGCGCGGCTTTCCATTTCCTTGCCTTCTTCAAAGCCCGTCTTGATGGCCTCGGCACGCTTCAGAGACTTTTCAATCTCGTCTTGGCGCTTTAGCAAGTCGGTTGTTGCGGCTTCAAGGCGCTTTTCCTGATCATTCAGAACGCCATCATATTTCTGCACCAGCGCGTCATGGTTCGAGCGCAGTTCGGTAACTACTTTGCTCACGCTCTCAAGCGCGTCTTTCAAAGCTACTTCGGTCATGTTAAGACCCTTTCAAAAGAGAGTTTGCCCAGTCGATAATCGACCGGATTTGTTCGGGGGGGATTTGCTCGCCTTCGTCCCGAAGCTGCGAGGCGTTTTCATGCGCTGGATCATCCCGATCATCAGCGCCCTTGAAACCAGTTGTGGCGATAGACTTTGCAGCCCGCGCGCTAAAACCTAGATGGGCTTGCAATGCGTCTTCGAAGTCGCGCACTGTCACGATCTGGGCGCGCAATTCTTCGGACCTCAGCGACGCCTTGGCCTTCGAATTAGATGGCCGCGTCACCATGGATACCTCGATCAGGTCGACGTCATCGAACCGCATAACCTTGCCGTCTTCACGCCACTTGCGGGGGATAAAGCCGATTGACAGGCCCCTGATTGCCCCCATCTCAAAGAGCTGAGCGGTATGATCGCCAAAGCCGGATTTAGCCAATCGACCCGTGACTTTAAGACCCTTATCGTCCTCAGACAGCGCCTCCCAAACTCCCAATGGCATTGACATGTCGTGCTGCATGTAGAGGCCAGGAGACTCGCCGCGCTTCTTCCAGTCGTTAAGCGAGCGGGCAAATGCGCCTTTCTCGACGCTCGTGCCATGGCTATCGACGACGCCGAAAACAGACGCATAGCCCTCGATCACGCCTTCAATCGTGCGGGCCTCAGTCAACGGTGCAAAGCGGTGTTGTAATTCCATACACTAATAATAGCGGGCTTATTTATGACGGGGATTGCCTAGAAATTGGCGCTTTCGTCGTCATTAAGCACCGGTTCGATTAGTAACGTGCAGCGACAATTGATTGACTCCGCAGGTGGAGCGTTAGGATCTCCCGGCCTTGATAATCTGGCGCTACCAACATCAAAATCCTCACCCTCTCGTCGGGTTTGGCCGTCAGCAGCGGCATGACTAGGCCGCGTGCGCTCATCTTCAGCGGCGCACCATGTGAGCTCATATTCAATACCCGATGCTTGCGCCGCCTCTGACAGGGCCATGTTTTGGGCCGCGCCTATCTCGGTGCGGGCAATCGTGCGAGCGCGTGATCGACCAATTGATCCAGACAGCTTTTCTAGAATGCGCTTTTTGCCGCCCTCTTGACCCTCACCAAGTGCTGCAGCGTCGGCAATAGCGGCAGTCACAATGCGCTGAGATTCCCGCGCAATCTGACGTGCGCGCTCTTGGGCAAACTTCTGTACCCAATCAGACACGCGAGCAAGCCAGCTAATGCGGGCGGCGTCTACATTAGCGCGCGCCTGTTTCCCCTTCAGCATCGCCTGCGCAGTCGGATAGGTCGCGTTCGCCGTGTCGTTATAGGACGCTGAAATGATGCTCTCGACCGCGCGGAAATGTCGGCCGGCATCCCAGCTATCAGCAGCACGAGCAAACTCACGCACCAATGCAGCCCGTGCCTTGCTCTCAGCTCGCGAACTGACACGCCGTAACTGTCGGTTCCACTTTGCGCGTTGTGCTGGACTAGTCTTGGCCATCTTCTGGATCGTCTTCGGGGTCGTCCTCAGTTTGGGCCTGCCCATAAGCCTGCTCGCCAGCCTGATCTAGTGCCATGCCCGCCGTGTCGATCAGGTCTTGCAGCGTCGTCAAGCCAGCGGGAACTAGGACATGCTTGCCAAGCCCTTTTTCCAACTCAGGATAACCTACAGCATCGCGCTTTTCATCGATCGTCAGGAAGTCGGCGGTCTTGACGGTCTCGAACTTGAGCGCACGTTCTGTCTCAGCAATTGGCGCGTCGTCATAGTCTGGCGCGATCACGGCGCCACGATGCAAAGGCTGCACCCATCGTGTCATGCGACCCGTGATCTTACGCAGAAGGGGCTTAACCGTCTGACGCCATAGGGCGATGTTTGCCTCGGCATAATTGGCGTATGTGTTATCACCTGGTAGGCCAAGCAACAAGGGCGGGACACCCAACGCTAGAGCAATCTCGCGTGATGCAGTCGAGCGCGCTTCAGCCGTTCCCATTTCCATAGGCGTGAGGCTCATAGGCACCCAAGCCAGCCCGCCCTCTAACAGCATTGGACGGCCCGCGTTGGCAACACCAGAATGAGTCTCATCCAGCTCTTGCCTGAGACGGTCAAACTGCTCTGCGGTCATAGTCTGCGGCACAGTAGCGTCTTTTGGCGCGTAGACCAGAGCGCCAGATGGGCGGGCGGCATTTTTCAAAAGCGCTCGCGCAAAGTCACCAACCCCATTGTGTTCCATGATGGCCGACGCCGCGGCCAGCATAGGCGAGTGACCGCGCCAAGCGTCGGTTGGATGCCAGGTCTTGATGTGGCACACTTGGCACCATGCAGATGGCCCGAATCCACTGGGCAGCGGGTTTTCGTATATCTTCTTGCCGCCGCCCGCGTCGAACTCATAGCGCGCGACAGACCCGTCAACAGCAGGCGCGACCTTAACGAAATCAGGGCGCATGTAGGCCATTTCAACAAGCTGGCCGCGTACCTCCATGCCTTCGACAAAGGCCTCGCCAGCCAGCATCATCGAGCCGATAATGGCCTCCACCAAGTCAGCATGCGACATGGAATCGCTGGGCTGCATCAGCGTCATAGCTAGGCGGTCGTTGGATTCGCCCAGGTCTTGGTCGTTAAGCATCCATGGGGTCGAGGCCGCCATTTGCGAGATTAGCTGGACACACCGATAAACAATCGGGTTTTTCGAATAGGCGTTCCTCACGAAATCGTCATAGTTGATCAAGGCCCAAACAGTCTGGCCAACTACTGTGACGGCCAGCACCCGCTGACTGTCGGTTGCTCGCAATTCAGTCGGTGCGGATTTCTGCCAAGGCCATTTCATATCTGCCATTGTAAGGTTGACCTATAGCCTGCGAATTGATGGCTCTGGCGCAACATTGCCTAGCATAAGATCGGTTAAAGCCCAGACTAGAGCGTCCATACGATCAGGCGACCTCTGACCTGTTCCTGGTGCCCAAGAACAAAGCTGGTCTTCAAGAGCACTAAACACACGGCCATGAGTCACACGGCTTTGCTCATAAAGGGCCGCTATAGGCTCAGCCCGTGTTTTCTTTGAACGAGTGGCGTGTACCTCTGTGATTGCAACGCTCGGATCAATTGAGCGAATGATGGCCTTGACCATTGCACCGCCCATATTGATTTCCACAACTATTCTGTCGGCCTTGGCACTATGATAAGCATTCACGACTGCTTGACCCCACTCATTTGGGCTACCTTGAATAGATGCGTCGTTGATCACCACGGCTGTTGCAGTAAGGCCAACGCCCACGCGACCAGCCGTTATGATCCCGCACTCAGCTGACTCTCCGTCCTCTCCGGCTGGAGGGTCAACACCTATGACGACGCGATCAAACTCTGGCAAAGGGCCTTTATGGGCGCAAAGTTCTAAGATATCTCGCGTCCAAAGTGCGCCGACCGTATCCGTCAGTAATTCAGCATCAAGCTCTTGACGACCTAGCCGTGTGCCCTCGTATTTAGCCCGCAACTGAGCGAGAGCCGACGGCGCAAGGTTGGCGGCATTATCAAAAGTTGAGCCTTTGGTGATTATTGTCGATGGGCTAGCAATCAGGCCGCGCATCAAATTTGTTGGTCTTGGCGTTGTGGTCACTACAGCTTTTGGATTTTCGCCAAGACGTAGCCCAAACAGCAATTGATCCCAAGCCTCAGCATATCGCCACGCCCCCAACTCATCACACCATGCGCCATGATGTTGCGGACCTCGCAGCCTCTCCGGCTCATCAGCTGAAAACAATTTGACCTTAGAGCCGTTGGTGAACTCAAATTCACCCATTGATCGATTATAGTTCTCAACAAGTGACGACGGAACAATGGCGCGCAAACCGCTATCGCCCTCAATGCAGGTGTCGCGCGCATCCCCAAATGTTGGGGCGACAATCGCGTATCTATAGCCGGGGTTTAAAAGGCAATTCTCCTTGATCCATTCTGCGCCGGTTCGTGTTTTACCAAAACCTCGCCCCGCCAATATCAACCACGTCAGCCAATCACCATCAGGCGGGGTCTGAGCCTCGCGGCGAAGGTGACGCCACTCCATTAGCGTCAGCGTCGCTAGTCTTTCCGCCTCTGATAGCGCCGTCCAAGAGGGCCATAACTTTAGCAAGACTTCCTGCGATTGCGTGAGTGGCCTCATCATCATCCGTTAATCCAATAGGTTGCTTTGGCATACCTAAAACTCGGTTCAGCACGTTCTCAATTGCCCTAAAATGGTCCTTGTGCGATGGATTGGCCACAATCTCAGCCAAGCGATTGACTGCATCAGGGCACAACTCGCGCAGTCGCCCGATAACAGCAGGATCAACCTTTGGGCGACCGCCAGGGTTTCCCGACTTACCTTTTTCGAACGGCGTTAAAGACACTTGTTTTTCTCACTGTTACGACACTGCTCTGAGCGCCCGCGAAACCGCCGCCTGACTGACCCCAGAAATAGCGGCGATACGGCTTTGGGTGAATATACGCCTTCCAGATTGTGACGTGAATTGGGATAAAACGCGCCAAGCCTCGTGCCTTATTGCCACAGGTGCTGAAGCGGCAAGGAGGTTGCGAGGGGTGGTTTGATATTTTTCAGCCAATGCCGCTAAAATCTTATCTGCGCCCCATTGCATGCCCGTTGTGGTTTTAGGCTTTGGCTTGTACCCGTACTCCAGCAGATCATCCGCGTTTGTGGTGAGCAATAGGTTTAGCGTCACTTGGCACGGTTTAGGCGGGCACAACGCGCGTGACGTCACCTGATCAAGCCAATCGTCAACTTGCTCGTGGTCGCGGATGGACTCAATCAATTTGAGCATATGGCTGATTGAGGCGCGGTCGCGCTGCATGTGGTTGGCAATAGCCTGATCAGATAGGCCGCACTCAGTCGAAGCTAGATATGCCGCAACAGCTCTAGCACGGGTCACATGTACCGCCCCTTTCTTAGGCCCAATGATTTGGTCGACCGGCACATCAAGGGTGCTTGCGGCGATGTTGAGGCAATGATCAATGGCGCTCATTCGTACATGCTCGCATATTGGCTTCTCTTCACGATCAAGCGGTTTGGCTGTTGTTTGTCATGCGTTGTTCTTACGATTGTTTGTCTTCTAATTCAAGCGTCATGACACCGCTGCTTTTAGGGCTTTGCGGGTAATTCAGCCATTTTTTCCGGTGCCATTGTCAATCCTTCACCCCGTCCAATAGCATACGCAAGGCCAATACAGGACCGTGCTTGGCCACAAGCGCCTTGCATGTAGCGATACGCTCGTCATCGATACCAGCGCGCAAAAGAGCCTTAAACTCATAACCAGCAGCGCGGGCCTTCTGGTTGTGTAGCGCTTGCCTTGATTTCATGTGACAACATCCTCGTAAAATGCATAGCCTGAGCCATCGTGATAGTTACAGCCATATCCTGAGCCAAAGCCAGAGCCATCGCAGCCATCGCCATCTCCATAGCCATAGCCATATCCTGAGCCAAAGCCATAGCCATAGCCATCGCCATAGCCAAAGCCATAGCCTAAGCCAAAGCCAAAGCGAT